TAGGGACATTCAGACATGGCCTCAAGGGCCGTGTCTAAACGAAAGGGTTTTCACGGAAATTTCCGGGAAATTCCCTCTATGGTTTAACTCCGACCTAGGTACGCCAGTTATCCATAATGAATTGAAACCCTACACAGTAGGGTTGCATTACATATCAACAAAGCAAGCGCCATCGGCACTGCTGTTGCGATTTCCTGGTTCTTCTTCTGTGAAGAAGAATAAGGAAGACCTACTCCAACAGGGTTTTATCCTGGAGGAGAGAGATGGTCAGGCCCGACGGAACCTGACCGTGAAGCGGACAACCCAAGGGTCATCCGTCTTCTCAAGTCAGCTCAGTGAGTTACTCATTGAAGCTGACGAGACGTCAGACATCCTTAATAAGGATTGTCATGACGAATACGACGATTTCGATACTTCGGGATCGGAATCACCGACAGCTGCAACAGACCTCAGAGAGGTCCCAGGCAGCAAGATCCGGTTTCGCCGCAATGCGGCGTATCGGGTTAAATACGAAGACCCATGGAAAATCCATGCGGGCTACGCACTTAGCTCCGTTAGGGGGGAATCTCCCCCGAAGCTAATACAGTGGTCTGGAGACGGAATACGTCTTCAAGACCCCTTACCTCCCAGGCTTTTTGGAAAAGACTGGTCGGGATCTCAAAAGAACCGAGTACGGTTCCATGAGATAGCAGATGATAATATAAAGTTATATATCATCTACAATCACACCCATTGGGGTAAAGCCCTAAGGAATGTGAAAGTCAACCCGGAATCTCCATATAGATCCTGGGCACGACATCTCGTTTCAAGAATCAATCGATTCTTGAAAGGAGGGAATGATCCTACATGGTCGAAAGAACAGGTAGAATCACTACTTCTAAAACCTACTGAAAAGAGGAATAGAAGGGCCCGGGCTTTGAGGCTTATTGAGCTTCTAAAGACCGTTGACGGGATATTTATACAGAGATATCTGGCATATCCCGAGGAAGTGTGGACATGGGAAAGATTCGACATGTTTACACTTGGAAACATATCCGCCTTATTAGGGGATGAGTTTCTTGATGGTCCATTATCTACTAAGGCAATGGATATCAAAACTGCCTACTCGACGTTGAAATCGAGTAGGAAGTGGTTCAAGTATCACTCTCATAAGGGTGATCTTGAACGAGCACTAGCGGAAGATCTCAACGAGATCCCCCACTGGTGGAGGCAGTTCGTTCCCTCTTGGAGGAGGACGTTAACTGCCAAGGGAGAGAGGAACGCGATGTTAATCGGTCTTCTATCCCAGACAAGAGGGGCTGGAACGCCTCCGCCCCTCGTTGTCTTACAATCGAAATCAAAGTTCCTTAGAACGGTTTCGACTGAACCTCCGGAAGATAATCCTACACTTAGGACTATCCGGAGGAGAGCGATCAAGGAGATTATATCTAATCTCCCTGACGCCTCTTTTACTGGTCTCTCGACGAAATCGAGAGTCACAGTAACGACCTCCGCCTGCTGGGAAAAATCCAGACGGGAAGGAGGGACAGCCGAAGAGGTGCGATCAATGATCACATCTTTCGGCCCACTGGATCAGGTTCCAATACGGAATCTTGAGACAGGAGAAGTTACAGACTGGGCTAGGCTACAGGACTGTGACTCTATCGGAGAATTTATCTTCTGGGTCTCATTAGACCGAGTTCTCCGAACACCAAAGGAAGACTTAAAACAAGCCTTCTTAACATTGGTGAAAGAACCTGGTAAGGCTAGAAGCGTTACCAAGGCTCGAACTTGCCTCAAGATCGTACTCGATCTTGTGAACAAGATATGCGCTGAACCCCTTAAAAAGGGAATTCAGAGCAGTAAATCCGGGATGGGAATGTCCAATCACGGATGGAACTTCTTCCTTCGGATGGACACATCTGAATTAGAAGATCTGGTCTTCCATGTAAATCACAGGGAAGAATCAGCTTATGAAGGTTATATTGAAAGAATAGACACCTTCACAGACTTGTTCGTATCATCGACTGACTACGAAGAAGCTACAGATAACATGTTACATTATGTAGCACGTGATCTGGGGACTGCATGGATGCTGAAATGTGGCATCCCTGCGGTACTTCGAGGAATAGTTCAGGAAACCTGCTATAATCCTCGTAAAGTTTACTTTTATGCTGAAGGAGCACTAAGTGAACTCGGTGAACCCTCCCCCCAATATGGGGAAAATATTAGAGGGATCACACTTCGTAGGGGGATCCTTATGGGAGATCCTCTTACGAAGATTGTCTTGCACCTCACAAATGTGTGTGCAAGACATATCGGGAAACGACTTTATGAAGTCGATTTCTACCGCGGGCTACGTAACTCTCAAGAGAGTCATGCAGCCTTTACTAGGGCGACCGGTGTCCGGGAACCTTAGGAATACACCATTCAACTCCGTTAGAGGTGAATGGTCGTAACGCTTGCCCCCACTGGGGGAGCATTTACG